GAGACCGTCGATGCGACGGACGCGGAATCGGCGGGGCGTTGGCGGGAGCTTCTGGGCGGGGTCGGCGTGCAGCGGGCCTCGGTCTCAGGCGCCGGTATCTTCAAGGACCAGAGTTCGGACGCGCTGGTGCGCGCCGCCTTCTTCAACGGCTCGATCCTCAACTGGCAGATCGTCATCCCCGATTTCGGCACGCTGACCGGGGCTTTCCAGCTGACGGCGCTGGAATATTCCGGCCAGTACAATAGCGAGATCCTGTTCGAAACGGCGCTGGAATCGGCCGGTGCCCTGACCTTTGTGGCTTTGTGACCATGGCGCGGCACAATGTAACCACAGGGCGGGCGAACCGGCATCGCGGCGAGGTGGAGGCGGTGATCGGTGGCGAGCGGCGCATTCTTTGCCTGACGCTCGGCAGCCTTGCCGAACTGGAAACGGCCTTTGCCGCCGACAATCTGATGGAGCTGGCGGCCCGGTTTTCGACCGGGCGGCTGAAGGCGGAGGACATGATCCGCATTCTCAGCGCCGGCCTGCGCGGCGGCGGCAACCTCATCTCCGACGAGGATGTCGCCGACATGAGCGTCGACGGCGGCATTGCCGGCCTGGCGCGGCTCACCGGCGAACTTCTGGCCGCGACATTCGGCGGCGCGGAGGAAGGGCCAAACCCTTGAGGGCCGCAGCGGGCGAAAGCGACGGTCTGCCGCCGCCGTTTCCCTGGGAAGCGGTGATGCATGCCGGGCTTTGCCTGTTGCGGCTTCCAGCACGGGACTTCTGGGCGATGACGCCGCGCGAGATGCAGGCCGCACTCGGCGGGTTGTGGCCACGCAACGCCGTGCCTGACCGGACGGAGCTGGAGGCGCTGATGGGGGCGTATCCGGATTGAGGGGAGTCGGTAGGCAGTAGGCAGTAGGCAGTAGGCAGTAGGCAGTAGGCAGTAGGTTCTTGATCAATGCGCAACCGAAGATCGCCGTTGCCCCGAAAGGAGAGGTGTCATGACCGACGAAACGGATTTTGCGGCGGCTGCCGAGGAGGCGGGCGCGTTAAAAGAGGTACTCGACGATCTGGAACAGCGTTCGCGCTCGTTCGGCTCGGCGCTCACCGGCGCCCTGGCTTCGGCGACGCGCGGCGGCAAGGGGCTGGAGGATGTGTTGCGCAGTGCCGGTCTGCGGCTGACGGAGATCGCGCTGTCGGCGGGATTGAAGCCGCTGGAAGGGTTGCTCGGCTCGGCGATCTCGGGCCTAGCCGGTAGCCTTGGCGGCGCGACGGCCTTTGCCGATGGCGGGGTCGTTTCAGCGCCGACCTATTTTCCGATGGACGGGCAGACGGGGCTGATGGGCGAGGCGGGGTCGGAGGCGATATTGCCGCTGAAGCGCGGGGCGGATGGGTCGCTCGGTGTTGCCTCGTCGGGTGGCGGCGCGGCGATAAACGTTGTCTTCAATGTGACGTCGCCGGATGCGCAGAGTTTTCGGAAATCGGAGGGGCAGATTGCGGCGATGCTGACGCGCACGGTGGGGCGCGGGCGTCGGGGGATTTGAGGGTTGTGTGCCCATCGCCCTAGGATCAAAGGCGGTAGCGCTGTCACGATAGGTTTTTGCGGGCTCTCTGAATCTGTCACTGCGAACGACGCGAAAGAGATCGCTGGTCGCAGGTTGCCCCAGCAGCTAGGGGCAAGGCTAGAGAATATATCCGACCAGATATCCCACCCAGTAAAGAGCAATGCCAAGAAGCAGACCCGCCAACACTCCGAAGGTGAAGCCGTTGCCCCAAGGGGCGCGTATAAACCGTCGAAACGACGCGAGGATTTGAAAACGCATAGGCTCGAATCCGAAAGGGCTAGTGTTGCTCGTCGATACAAAAATCTAAATCAGAAACTATCGAGCGCCGCCACACCCTTGGGCGTTCACGAACGCCACGCCTTTAAATCAGTTGATTGGGAAAAAATACGTGCCCACCATGATGGCCGCCAGTGTGAGCAAGGCCCAAAACAGGAAGATGCACACGTTAACTATTGCTCGCCCTACAAACCAACCAGCACGCCACCGAATGCTTGCCCTCGGGACGTCTTGAAACAACGATCGATCTGTGGGCTCGCTCATGATTTTTTCTTTGAGGTGTGTAAAGCCGAGGTTAACGACGGGCACCTACCCACAGATCCCAGACAAAGTGGGGGAACGGAGCTTCCGCTGAATAGTTTATTGCATCGACCGCCGGCCCCTAAATAGGTCGCGAACTAAGCCGGCCAAAAACCCAATGACGCCGCCTATAAAAAGCATGCCGAACATCTGCCCTATGTTAATGCCGATCATCTCAGAATTCGCGGTGTCCCAATTGTAGTACGTCAGTCCGTCTATGCCAAAGAAGTACGCCGATAGCGACCATAGTCCGCCTAGCGCTGCTCCGATGCGCCCCCACTTACTCTTGCTTGACACTGCTCTTCATCCTCGGTCGGTGTCACGTTGACTAGCGCGTCCAATGCCAGCAGGGTCGCAGAGGCGTGACTAATAATTCTCCCACAGAAGTCAATCTAAGTCTTGAGAAATGATGGCTTGCCGCTCAGTTGCAGGGAACTAACCCCCCATCACCCGTAGATGGGGGTGATGGTCATCGCCTGCGGAGACATGGGCGAAAGAGGTCGCCACCGGTTCGTTTGCTCATTGCAGGGCCAACAGTCTCCTGCCGGTGAATTAGAAGCCCGCCGTCGCCCATGCAGCCCCCCCTGAACACTCCCCACTAACCGATTCAACACAAACGGAAAAACACCATGCCAACAGGATTTCACGAAGTCCGGTTTCCGCTGCGCCTTGCGCTGGGCACGAGCGGAGGGCCGGTCAGGCGGACGGATATTGTCAGTCTTTCGAATGGGCGGGAAAATCGCAACCGGCGCTGGCGCGATGCGCGGCGGCACTATGATGCGGGATCGGGCATCAAGTCGATCGGCGATCTCTATGCAGTGCTCGCCTTCTTCGAGGCGCGGGCGGGGCAGCTTTACGGGTTCCGGTTTCGCGATCCGCTGGATTTCAAGTCCTGCGCGCCGGGCGGGACTGTCACGGCCAATGATCAGGTGATCGGGACGGGAGACGGCGTGACCGCCGCGTTCCAGCTTGCCAAGACCTATGGCGACGTGGGCGGGGCGAGCGTTCGCGAGATCGCCAAGCCGGTTGCGGGCACAGTCGTCGTCTCGGTCGGTGGCACGGTCGCTGCGCCAGCGGATTTCGCGCTGGATGCCGCGACCGGGCGCGTGACCTTCGTGGAATCGAAAATTCCGGCAGGCGGCGCGGTGGTGCGGGCCGGGTACGAATTCGACGTGCCGGTGCGCTTCGATACCGACCGGATCGATGTCGATCTGGCGCAGTTTCAGGCCGGGCGCATTCCGTCCATTCCATTGGTGGAGATCAAACCATGAGAACACTTCCGGCAGCGCTTGCCGTGCATCTTGAAGGCGACGTCACGACGATGTGCCATTGCTGGCGGGTGACGCGGCGGGACGGGGTGGTGCTCGGCTTTACTGAGCATGACCATGATCTGCGGTTCGACGGGACGGATTTTTGGGCCGCCAGCGGTTTCCAGGCGGCCGACAGCGAGGCCGCGAGCGGGCTTTCCGTCGAGGCGGGCGAGATTTCCGGCGGGTTTTCGAGCGCCGCGATCAGCGAGGCGGATGTGCTTGCCGGGCGTTATGACGGCGCCGAGGTCGAGGTGTTTGAGGTCAACTGGCAGGCGCCGGACGAGCGCATCCTGCTGCGGGTGCAGGAGATCGGCGATGTCGTGCGCGCGGGCGGGGCGTTTCGCGCCGAATTGCGGCGGCTGACGCACCGGCTGGAACAGGTGCAGGGGCGGATTTACGGGCGGCGCTGCGATGCGGTGCTGGGGGACGGGCGCTGCAAGGTCGATCTGGCCAACCCGGCCTATCGCGGCAGCGGCACGATCTCGGCGGTTCTGGGGGAGACGCGGGTGAGCGTCTCGGGGCTGGGTGCGGCGGCGGGGTTCTATCGATACGGCGTCTTGACGTTCGCGAGTGGCGCGAATGCCGGGCATGCCGGCGATATCGAGGATCATCGCAAGGAGGGCGATGCGGTGACGCTGTCACTCTGGCTGCCGCCGCCATTGCCGCTTGCCGTGGGCGATACGTTCACGGTGACGGCGGGGTGCGACAAGAGTTTCGGCACCTGTGGCGAGAAGTTTTCCAACCCTCTGAATTTTCAGGGGTTTCCGCATATGCCGGGAACGGACTTTGCCTTCGGTTATGCCGATGGCGATACGGTGCATGACGGGCGGCCGCTGTATGAGTGACGACGGTGTTGCTGCAAAGGGTCACCCCACCCCGGCGCTTCGCGCCGACCCTCCCCCTCAAGGGGAGGGTGAAGGTTCCGCGTTTGCCGGGCGGATTGTTTCGGCCGCGCAGAGCTGGATCGGCACGCCGTACCGGCATCAGGCGAGCTTGCAGGGTGTCGGCTGCGATTGTCTGGGGCTGGTGCGGGGCGTCTGGCGCGAGATCTATGGCGTCGAGCCGGAACTGCCGCCGGCCTACCAGCCGGACTGGGCGGAACGCGGCGGCGAGGACCGGCTGCGCGATGCGGCACGGCGGCATTTCGGGGTGGAGCTGGCGGTGTCGCAGATGCGGCCGGGCGATCTGCTGCTGTTTTGCTGGCGTCCGGATTTGCCGGCCAAGCATGCCGGGATCCTTTGCGCCGATGACCGGTTCATCCACGCCTATGAGCAGGCGGCGGTGATCTCGTCGGCGCTGGTGCCGTCCTGGCGGGGGCGGATCGCCGGGGTTTTTCGCTTTCCTGAAAAGGTCTGACATCGATGGCAACCATTCTCCTGCAGGCGGCGGGCGCGGCACTCGGCAGTGTGTTCGGACCCGTCGGCGCTGCGCTCGGGCGCGCGGCGGGCGCGCTGGCCGGATCGGTTATCGACCGCTCGATCATCACCGGCATGACGACGGTATCGGGCGCTCGGCTTGGCGATGCGCGCATCCCCGGGGCGGAGGACGGGACGGCCATCACGCGGGCCTATGGCACGGTCAGGATCGGCGGCACGCTGATCTGGGCGACGCGGTTCGAGGAAGAAGTGCGTGTCGAGCGGCAGGGCGGCAAGGCAAGCGGGCCGCGGGTCGAGACGTTTCGCTATTACGCCAATTTTGCGCTGGGGATCTGCGAGGGCGAGATCGCCTGCGTGCGGCGGGTCTGGGCGGACGGGCGGGAACTGGACCTGACCGGGATCGAGATGCGGCTTTATCGCGGGACAGGCGATCAGCTGCCCGATCCGCTGATCGAGGCCAAGCAGGGCGCGGGAAAAACGCCGGCCTATCGCGGTCTGGCTTACGCGGTGTTCGAGCGCTTTCCGCTGGATGGCTACGGCAACCGTATTCCGGTGATCCAGTTCGAGGTGCTGCGGCCGGTGGGGCGGCTGGAAAAGGCGATCCGGGCGGTGACGATCATTCCGGGCTCGAGCGAACATGGTTACGACCCGGCGGTGGTTGCGGAAAAGACGGGCGCCGGGGCGAGCCGGTTGATCAACCGCAATGTCTTTCACGCCCGTTCCGACTGGCAGGCTTCGATCGACGAGTTACAGGCGCTTTGCCCCAATCTTGAGCGGGTGGCGCTGGTCGTTTCCTGGTTCGGAACGGACCTTCGCGCCGGCCATTGCCGGATCGTGCCGGGCGTGGAGACGGCGGTGCGCGACGGTGAAAGCCGGGCGTGGTCGGTCTCGGGCCTGTCGCGCGGCGAGGCGATGCTGGTCAGCCGCAATGGCGGCGGTCCGGCCTATGGAGGCACGCCGAGCGATGCGAGCGTGGCGGCGGCGATTGCCGACCTGAAAGCGCGCGGTTTGAAGATCTATCTCTATCCGTTCGTGATGATGGACATCCCCGCCGGCAATACATTGCCCAATCCCTATGGCGGCACGGAGCAGCCGGCCTATCCCTGGCGTGGACGCATCACCGCGTATCCGGCGCCGGGATTGGCCGGGAGTGCGGACAGGACGGCGGCGGCGCGCACGCAGGTTGAGGTGTTTTGCGGCACGGCTGACGTTGGGGATTTTTCGGTTTCCGGCACGGCGGTAACGTCGGCCGGGGCTGACGACGGCTATCGGCGGCTGGTGCTGCACTATGCGCTATTGGCGGCAGCGGCGGGCGGGGTCGATGGGTTCATCATCGGCTCCGAGCTGCGCGGGTTGACGCAGCTGCGCGACGGGGCGGGGGCGTTTCCGTTTGTCGAGCAGCTGATCGGGCTTGCGGGCGATGTCAGGGCTATTCTCGGTGCCGGTACGAAGCTGACCTACGGGGCGGATTGGAGCGAATATTTCGGCTACCACCCGCCGGATGGTTCGGGCGAGGTGCACTACAATCTCGATCCGCTCTGGGCGTCGGCTGCGATCGATGCCGTGGGGATCGACAATTACATGCCGCTGTCGGACTGGCGCGACGGCGATCTTTCGCAGGGCAATCCGGACGGCTTCAGGCTGGCGGAGGATGCGGACGCGATGCGGGCGATGGTTGCCGCCGGTGAGGGCTATGACTGGTATTATGCCAGCGAGGCCGATCGGCGCGATCGTGTTCGCACCCCGATTACCGATGGGTTGGCGGGAAAGCCCTGGGTCTATCGCTACAAGGATATCGCCAACTGGTGGGGACGGGCGCACTATAACAGGATTGGTGGCGTCGAGCAGGCGGCGCCCACGGCCTTGGTTCCTGGTTCCAAGCCGGTCTGGTTCACCGAACTCGGTTGCCCGGCGTTCGACAAGGGGGCGAACCAGCCGAATGTCTTCACCGATCCGAAATCGTCGGAGACGGCGGTTCCGTATTTCTCGAACGGCGCGCGCGGCGACGCCATGCAGCGTCGGTTCCTGGAGGCGCAGCACGCATTCTGGCAGGGGCCGGATGCACCGGCATGCCTCGATCCCGATCATATGTTCGTCTGGACCTGGGATGCGCGGCCGGTGCCGGCCTTTCCGGAAAATACCGGCCTGTGGTCCGATGGAGCGAACTGGCAGACAGGGCATTGGCTGAACGGGCGGCTCGGCGCCTCGACGGCCGCCGACGTGATTGCGGCGGTGCTCGCGGATCATGGATTTGAGGGCGGCGATACGAGCCTCGTCGGCGGCGATCTCTGCGGTTATGTCCAGTCGGAACAGGCCTCCGCGCGCGATGTGCTCGAACCGCTGATGGCGGCACTACGGATCGATGCGGTCGAGGACGGCGGCACGCTGCGGTTTCGCTCGC